ACAGAAGCTTGCTGACACTCTGACCGACCACGCAACCCAACTACGAAAGGCCCAGAAAAATGCTGACCAAAACGCTGCGAAGCTCAAGCTTGATATTGGTGATGGCTCTCTGCGGCTGTCACTCCCTACCAACGGTTGTGTACAAGCCCCCGCAGGTGCCGCCTCTGCCAGCGGAGATAGCGGAGAAAACCGAGCCGAACTTGACCGACAGACTGCTCAAGCTCTTGTCACCATCACAGAAGACGGAGACTCCGCCATCCGCAAGCACGCAGCCTGCGTTGACGCCTACAACGAAGTGAGGGAGAAGCTCAATGCTAACCGCTGACCAGTGCCAAGCCATGGGCATCCCGCAAGGGTGGGACGCCGCCTTGAACGCCACATTTGACAAGTTTGGCATTGCCACTCCCGTGCAGCAGGCCAGCTTCATCGGCCAGTGCAGCCACGAGTGCAACAACTTCAACACCCTTGAAGAGAACTTGAACTACAAGGCCGAGGCGCTGATGCGTCTGTGGTCAAAGCGCTTCCCCACCATTGAGATTGCCAACCAGTATGCCAAGAATCCCCAGAAAATCGCAAACAAGGTCTATGCTGACCGCATGGGAAACCGTGACGAGGCTTCTGGTGACGGCTATCGTTTTCGCGGTCGTGGTTGCATACAACTTACTGGTCACGCTAATTATTTTCATGCTGGCACTGCCTGTGGGGTTGATTTTGTTATGCAGCCCGACTTGGTGGCGACGCCTAAGCACGCGGCGATGACCGCAGGCTGGTTTTGGGCCACCCACGGCTTGAACCAGTTTGCCGACTCCGGCGACTACCTGACTATGACAAAGCGCATCAACGGCGGCACCATTGGGTTGGACGAGCGCGTGCGCAAGATTCAGAGCGTGCTTCGCGTTTTGAGCTGACCCAGATACAATCAACCAAGCGCACACCAGAGGGAAATCATGGATAACCAGCAGCTATTCAACGCCATCGTCACCCTTGCCGGGTTCATGGGCGGGTACATTTTCAATTCCATGACCGCCAAGCTTCAAAAGCTGGAAGACAAGATCAATGACTTGCCTCACAGCTATGTCGGCAAAGACGACTACAGAGGCGACATCGCCGAGGTCAAAGCGATCCTGAAGCAAATTTTTGACAAGTTGGACGCCAAGGCCGACAAATAATCCAGAAGGACTACTATGGCAACCACACCCTCATGGGTCATGACCTACGACAGCCTGACCTCTACGGTGCTTCAGTACCTAGAGCGCAAAGACGCTGCCGTCGTTGCTGCCATACCCACCTTCATTTCCCTGACAGAGTTTGAGATTGCCCAAGAGATTAAGACCCTTGGACAGTTGCAGGTTGCACAGTCCCATATGACCGCTGGCAACCCCGTGCTACAAAAGCCTGCACGTTGGCGCAAGACGGTCTCCATGAACGTCACCACCCAAACCGGTGATCAACCAGTTTTTTTGCGCAAGTATGAGTACCTGCGCAACTACGCGCCAAGCTCTTCAATGGGCGACGTGCCTCAATACTACGCCGACACCGACTGGGATCACTGGTACTTGGCACCGACTCCAGATCAGGCCTATGCCTTCGAGGTGCTGTATTACGAGCGCATTGAGCCCCTGAGTTCGACCAACCAGACCAACTGGCTGACAATGAACGCACCCAATGCCATGTTGTTCGGCACCCTGTTGCAGGCCATGCCATTCCTGAAAAACGACCAGCGAGTCATTTTCCAGCAGAAATATACGGAAGCGCTCAACTCCCTCAAAACAGAGGATGTGGCCCGCGTTGGTGACCGTCAAGCCATTGCCGTGGACTCTTAATCATGCACGCTATCTACATCATCACCAACACCGTGAATGCCAAGCAGTATGTTGGCATTACCACGGACTTGGAGCGCAGGTGGAAGCGGCATCGCAATGCCAATGAAGGCCAGTTTCTTCATCGCGCCATTAAAAAACATGGTGTAGATGCTTTCGTCTTCACCCACATTGCGGATGCATTTGACGCTGAGTCTGCCAAAATGATTGAGCGCCTGCTAATTGCGGAGCACAACACAAAAATGCCGCATGGCTACAACATGACCGATGGTGGCGATGGAACCATGGGCATGCCCAAAACCGAAGAGCACAAGCAAAAAATTCGTGAGTCAAACAAAAAGACATGGGATAGCAGGCCAGACCTAAAAAAGGCAATTGGCGAAATGAACAGCATCCTGAAAAAAGGTAAACCCAGTGGCAAAAAAGGCGTCCCAAGTGGTCGGAAAGGCATAGCGCACTCCCCTGAGCATGCCGCAAAAATCAAAGAATCTTTGAATACGCCAGAATCAAAAGCAAAACGAAGTGCGTCAGCCAAAAAGGCTTTGAGCGATCCGCAGTGGAAAGCAGAGCAAAGCGCTCGGTTGAAAACAATTTGGGCCATTAGAAAAGCCAAAAAGGAGGCAGAATCATGTCTGTAAGCTATACAAATCCATACACCGGTCAAACAATCAGTCCCTCACAAGTCTCTTACGAGCAACTGTCCATTACCGGTGACACGATCCTGAACTGGCCGGTCAACGGAAACACCGGCAACGTCGTCGCCAACATCATTGAGGTCACGGCATCTGCCGGTGGCTTCAACCTGTTCATGCCAGCGGCCACGCAGGTCTCCGACGGACAGAGCGTTCTGATCCGCAACATCGGATCAAACCCTTTCTACGTTGTCAATTCTGCCGGTGGCGCCATCGTCACGGTGAACTCCGGCATCGCCCAGTTCATCTACGTCACCGACAACACCACCGCGCCCGGTACATGGGGTTCGGTGCAGTTTGGTGCGGGAACGTCTGCGGCCAATGCTGCAACGCTGGATGGCTATGGAATGACCGCCGTCGGCAACACGCTGAACACCACCATCTCAGTCAATACGTTTTCGTCCACCTACACGTTTTTGCCCAGCGACCAGTCCTCAATCTACGTGTGGACTGGCGGCGCTGGAACTGTCACCCTGCCGTCTGCCGTGGGCGTAGGAGCAGGCTGGTACATCATCGTCAAGAACGATGGCACCGGTATCCTGAACGTCGCCCTGACCGGCAGCAACACCATTGACGGCCAGTCCAGTGCCCAGCTCCAGATCGGCGAGTCCTTTGTGGTGGTTTCCAGTGGCACCAACTTCTACAGCTATGCCTATGGGCGCTCGGCCACATTTTTCTTCACTGCTCTGGTCAAGAACATCACTGGCGGCACGGTCACCCTGACATCGCTGGAAGCGGCCAACATCATCCAAGAGTACCAAGGCACTCTGACCTCGAACGCAACGATTATTCTGCCGCCCACGGTGCAGTTGTACTCGCTGCAAAACAAGACCACCGGATCGTTCACGCTGACGTTCAAAACCACGACCGTTGGCGCATCTACCGTGGTGCTGCCGCAGAACCAGACCATCATCGCAATCTGTGATGGCACCAACGTCTACAACGCCCAAACGTCCACATCGTCGTCCATCAATGCTCTGACCCTTGGAAATGGCTCTGCGGCTGCTCCATCGCTGTCCTTTGCGGGTGATGCGACCACCGGCCTGTACTTGGCCGCAAGCCACCAGCTTGGCCTCGCGGTGAATGGCGTGAATGGTGCAACCCTTACCCCCACCGGCTTGCTTGTGCCCGTGGGTATCAACGGCGGTGCTTTCTGACATGACCGATAAAGTCGTTGTCCTACAAACCGGCCCCGGCATTCAGCGGGACGGCACCCAATTTGCATCCGGCACGTATGTTGACGGCAGGTGGGTTCGCTTCCAGTACGGAAAGCCTCGCAAGATTGCTGGCTACAACGGTGCGTTCTTGAACTCTTCGGGGATCAGCCGAGGCATGATCATGAGCGCCGACAACGGCATCAACTACGTCATTTCCGGCTACAGCGATGGAATCCAGCAATGGACAACCGACAACGATGACGCTGTTGGTTTTGGCCCTGTATCAGTGGAGCCGATTGGCCCCGTTGCGTCCATTGGGATCACCACCCAAGGCTCCGCATACACCAACGGGACGTACACCAACGTGCCCATCAACGCCGTGGCAGGCACTGGCTGCTTGGCTACCGTCACGGTGTCCAGCAACTTGGTGTTCAACATCGTGGTGACCACCGCTGGCATCAACTACGTCCACAATGAGTCCGTGACCATCAATGCCTCCGACATCGGTGGGACTGGATCGGGATTTACTGGCTACATCGCCTCCCTGACCACGTACAACCCCAGTGCCAACACCCTGTGGCAGTTCGACATTGGCTACGACGCCGAAGGCAATGGTCAGAACAATCTGATCGCTCACCCCGGTCAGAACCTGAACGACATTTCCTCCACGACAAACACCCGTCCGATGTACGGCCCATTCACCGGCCTGAGCTTGACCCCTGTGGGCATTTTTACAGCCAGTGGCACCACCAGCAGCGGCGTGAACACTGTGACCTTTGCATCAACCATTGCGGCGATTGGCGCAGGCCTGACCGTGACTGGCACCGGTATCCCTGCCAACACCACCGTGGTGTCTGCGGCGACCGTGGGTGGCGTCTGGACGGCCACCTTGAGCAACAACGCCACCGCGTCCGGCACTGTGACGCTGACCTTTGACGCCAACATTTCGGTGTCGGGCGGCGTCGTGATGTTGTTCCCATACCTGTTTGTGTATGGCAACAATGGATTGATCCAAAACTGTTCCGCAGGCAACTTTAACGATTGGGTATCTGCCGATGCAAACGCCAACAACATTTCATCAACCAAAGTCATCAAGGGCCTACCTATCCGGGGAGGCACGACTTCGCCTTCTGGTCTGTTTTGGACTCTGGATTCTCTGGTGCGCGTTAGCTATGCACCCTACACCGTAAACGGCCTGAATTTCTATTGGAAATATGACCTGATCACCCAGCAGTCATCCATCATTTCCAGCTCATGCGTCATTGAGTACGACGGCATTTTCTACTGGATCGGAACCGATCGGTTTCTGTCCTACAACGGTGTGGTGCAGGAAATCCCGAACGAGCAGAACAACAACTACTTCTTCGACAACCTGAACTATGTCCAGCGCCAAAAGGTGTGGGCAAGCAAGGTGCCGCGCTGGGGTGAAATCTGGTGGTTCTTCCCCAACGGCGACAGCGATGAGTGCAACGACGCCATCATCTACAACGTGCGTCAAAAGTGCTGGTACGACTCCGGCCAAGCCATGGGCGCACGCCGCTCGGCTGGGGTGTTCTCGGAAGTGTTCCGCCGCCCAATCTGGGGTGGAGTCGACTCCAATGGAACTGGGGGCTACACCCTGTGGCAGCATGAAATTGGCACCAATGAGGTGTTCACCAACCGCGTCAACGCCATCGAATCATTCTTTGAGACCAATGTGATTGGTGCGAACATGGGTCTGGTAGGTGCAGTGCAGCAGCCCGGCGACAACAAGTGGACGCGCATTGAGCGCATTGAGCCCGACTTTGTGCAGTCCGGCGACATGGAGGTGGTGATTACCGGCAAGTCCTATGCGGATGACGCGGATGATCCATCCACACCGTACACGTTCTCGCCCACCACGCTCAAGATTGACATGAAGGAGCAGCGCCGCGAACTGCGCCTGCGCTTCACCAGCAACACGCAGAACGGGGATTATTTCCTTGGCCGCACC